ATTCATCATTTGATTCATCATTTTTGGATCAAAATCATTCATCATTTGATTCATCATTTTTGGATCAAAATCATTCATCATTTGATTCATCATTTTTGGATCATTTTTTTTATTAATTTTTTCCATTATTTGTTTATTAATTTTATTAATTTTATTAATTTTATTCTTATTATTATTTATAAAAAAATATTTATTATCATATTTTTTTACGTATGTAAAATCTTTAACACTATTATATAATGATACTATTAATGGATTATGATCAATTAAATAATAATCATTAAATTGCTCTTTTAATTCTTTTGTAGCTTCTACAGCATAATAGTGAGGAATTTTAGCATTTAAATGATGAATTACATGGGAAGATGCTATATTTAAATGTAAATGATCTATAATTGGATGTACTTCTCTATCTATTGTAGCAAATGCGGAATTAATATAATTATAATTTTTATTTTCAAATTTAGGTATATTTATATGTGTATGATGTAAAAATGTTATTATAACTAACCACATATTTGTAAACATTAATGGACCTATATACCAAAATATAATATCAAATATATTTAAATTATATAGTTTAAATATATATAAGATAACACATATATTACCAAATGTACTTAATTCAATTAATCTTGTTTTTGGCATTATTTGTGATTCTTGCGTATAATGAGACTTATTTTTATTTATATCTATATCAGTTTTTAAATCATATTGTTTTTTTGCACCTGTTTTATATGTTAATAAATATACATACCATCCAAAAAATATTGTACTTAATATTTTTTTTATATTTTCAAAAAATGTTAAATTTTTTATTTGTTTTTTTTCATTATGAATTTTAGGATTATAAACTGTATCTAATTCAATATTATTTACATATTTATGATGTTGATTATGTGTATAAGCCCATGAAAAATATGGTACTAATAATGATGAATGTATTATATATCCTACTAAATTATTTACTAACTTATAATTTGAAAAAGCATTATGACCACATTCATGTCCTATTACCCATAATCCTGTATTAATAGTTCCACTTATAAATGAATGAATTATAAATATCCAAGACGAATATAAAGGTATAAAATCATGCATATTATAAATAAATAAATTGTAAATAAAAACATATAATAAACATCTTACTAAATAAAATATTGATGTTAAATCATTAATTCCTTTTTTTGAATATTTATTAATTAATAATAGAACTTCTTTTTGTTTATCCTTTGGTAATTCTTTATATTTTATATCATAATAATTTTCATTATAATTATCCAATTTAATAATAAAATTAATTATTTTTGAATTAATATCAGATAAATTATTGTATAATAGATTTGTAAGATTTTTTGCGATATTATACATATATAATTTTATTATATAGTATATTATTTTTAATTATATTATTTTTTAATTATATTAATATATTAATATACTTTTATATAACTAAAATAATATATTTAATAATATAGAATTTAATAACTTATTATATATATTATAAAAAATATATTATAATATTATAATAAGTTTATAATTTAATAATTTAATATCTAAAAATGCTTAATATTATAATAAATTATTATATTAATACACTTATATATATTAATTTTAATATATTTTATAATCTTAACAAAATTTTTTTTAATAAAATATATATAAGAAATATTAATTTTAAAAAAAATTTTAACACTCCTATTTTAGTAAAATTACAATATTTATATAATATATTAGTTAGTATTCCAATAAATTTATTTTTTAATTGTAAAGAAAAAAATATTAATACATATTTAAATACTACTAATAAAAAATATAAAAATAATATAAAGAATGATGATGAAGAAGTTGATGATGATGAAGTTAATAATGATGGAGATAATGAATATGAAGATAATGATGAAGATAACACATTTTTTAATAATTCAAGCTTAAAAAATATACAAATTGAAAATAGTGAATATATAGATATTTATTATAATATAATTCATAATATTAAATTTAAATATAATAATTTCTTATTATATGAAGATATAATAAATCAATTATTAAGTTATAAATTATATTATACTATATATCATAAAATTTATATTAATAAATTTAATAATATTAATATTGATAAAATATTATATATCAATAAATATATATATATTGATATTAAAAAATTAATAATATTGTTAAATTTTGATAATTTTTTAATATGTGATAAAATAGCTATAAAAAAAATTAATAATAAAATTAAAATTTATTATAAAAACTATTTTCTTAATTTAAAAATCATAATTAAAAAATTTGAAATTGATATAACACTTATAACAAAAGAAAATATTATTTTAGATACAAATGAAAATAATTTAGAATATATAAACTATAATACTGATAATGATAATAATTATATAAATGATAAAAGTTTTCAAGATTTTTTAAAATATATATATATAGATAAAAATGAATACAATAAACTAAATGATACTATGAAATATAAAATAGAAAATATTTATAAAATACTTAATGAAAAATCAAGTATACATAATGATATATCTATTATTAATAATAAAATAAAAAATATATTACAAAATATTGATAATATTAATATTATAATTAATCAAGATAAAAATTGTATATATATAGATTATGATTTATATGATAATACAAAAAATATTATTAAAAATAATATTTTTAAATTAGAAAATATATTAAATAATAATATTAATAATAGTTTATCTTATAATAAAGATGAAATAAATAAATTATTATATGAATTAAAAGAATTCTATAATAATTCACAAATGAACTATTATACAAAAAAAGAATTAAATTGTATATTAGATAAAAAAAGTGATATATACCATAATCATGATGATAAATATTTATCAATTAATGAAAAATGTAATTTCGTATTAAAAGATACATTTTCAAATATTATTACTAATAAAAGTGATATAAACCATAATCATGATGATAAATATTTACCAATTAATGAAAAAAATAATATTATTTATTTTATCTTACATAAAATAAATGAAATAAATAATAAATTAAGATTTTCTAATAACTTAGAAGAAAAATTGCGAAATTATGACGATAGTACTGTTTTAAATATGTCATCAAATATTATAAATTTATTAAATAATTATAATATTATAGATGAATATTTTAAAAAATTATCTAATAATGAAATACCAAGTTATTATAATAAAAATAATATTATATATAATAATATGTTAACATTTGATAAAATATTTAATTTAATTTATTTAATTATAAATAAATTAAATTTAGATGAAAATAATAAAAATGATTATGAATTATCAGAATATTTAAAAAGATTTAAAAATAATAGTTATTATATTAATTATAAAAATTATTAGTTTAATTCTATTGGTTTTCCATACCAAATTCTTTTTATTAATGCACAAAATCCTTCTTTAATAGTTAAGGATTTATATTTAATATTATGTTTTTTACATACTTTTTTGACATCATTACTTATATTATAATGATGTTCATGACTAATTCCTGGAAATATATGATGCTCTAATTGTGTATTCAAACCAAAAAACCAAATTCTCCAAAACATACTATTATTATTTACTCCAAAATTTACACTTTCTTTAATTTGTTGAGTTACCCAATTTTCACTTTCTTTACCAGGATAGACAATTAAATGTGCTATTTGACTTGTAGGTAAAAATTCAAAACCTGCACCCCACATAAATGTAAAATATTTCAAAGGTGTCCAATTTAAAAATGTATTTAAATATAAACATATTATTATTTCCAAAAATATTATATATCTTGGATACATTGATTTTTGTCCAACACTTTTCCCTTTTATTAATAAGCTAAAACTATGTGTAATATATTGAAATACACTTAACCAACATAATCCAATAAAAAACAGTGTTCTAATTATATTATTTGCTTTATCGATTTTATATTTACTCATAAAATACATATCAGGATCTTTTGATACATTCGTATATTGATGATGACCTATAACATGTTGATGATGCCATCCTAAAAATCCCATAAATGGAAACATTATAAATTGATTTAAATAATTAATTATATTATATTTACTTAAAGAAAAATGTCCGCATTCATGTACTAATCTCATTCCGAACATGCTAAAAAAATATCCTAATATAAAAATATACTTTAAATTATTTGTTATACTTATTAAATATAATTGAAATAAACAAGTTATATTATAAAATATAAATAATGGAATTGGCATTTTTAAATCTTTATAACTTTTATATTTTGTTCTAATTATATTTTTAAAATCTTCATATATTGGGTCTGGTTCTGGTAATTTTATTTCTTTATTATTATTATATATATTTAATATTTTTCTATGATTGTCATTAAAAATATGATAACTTTCAAATAATTCAGTGCAATCTCTATTTGCACCGCTCATTATTGCATGATATCCACCTGGATGTTTATTAACATATTCATCTAAATAATATTTATTTCCATGTATTATCCAATAATTTTTTTTACTCATATTATTATATTATTATATTATTATATTATTATATTATTATATTATTATTAATATTTTTATATACATATAATTTTACTCATTTTTCAATTTATAATAATGATTTCCAACATTATTTAAATTCGTAAATGTTAATTTTAATGCTGTTTTATAATCTATTATTTTATAATTTATATCATTTTCTTTACACCAATTTACTAACATCTTACTTATTTCAGGTTGTCTAAATTGTGGCATACCTGGAAATAAATGATGTATTACTTGACAATTTAAATAACTCATCCACCAATTAATTATAAAACTATTTGGATTAATATCGTATGTATGTTCAAAAGCATATTCTATCCACGTCTTATGTTCATCAGATTCAACAATAGGTAATGATGTATGACTTAATGAAAAATTAACAAAAATATAAATTCCACCAAAAGTAAATGTTAACATATTATAAAAATATGAAAATAATATACTCCAATTTGTAATATAACTAATTAAACTTATGCGAATTATTAATCCACATACAACATATGATATATTTAAATAATCTTTATCATAAATCATTCTTTTAAGATGTAAAAAATATATCCAAAAATTTGGAACTATTATTCCTGATATAATTGTTGGAAATAAATATTTCTGATATTTTAACCATAATTTACTCCAATATTTTGTATTTGTATCTTCAATTGCTTTATTATAAAATGCTATAAATGGCGTTGTAGCTAAATCAACATCATGATTTACTTTTTGTGGAGTTGCATGATGTTTATTATGCATATTATTCCATTGATTTCCACTCATAAAACAACCAAAACCATAAAAGAATTTTTGAATATGTTTATCAATATATGGAATTGTTGTTAATGAATTATGACCACCTTCATGCATAAACCAACCACATCTTCCACTAAATAATCCCAAACTTAATACACTTAAGAAATAAGAAAATATATTCTTATAATATAATAAATAATTACCAATACAAAATAGACTAAATAATTCTAACATCCTTAAAAATATATGAAAGTATGATGGTTTAAAGTATCCTTTGTCTTTTAATTCATCTCTAAATTTTATAAATTTCTTAATTTTTTCAATATTTTTATCAGACTCATATATATTATCACTATTTAAATATTTAGATATATTTTTATTTGGTAATTTTGATAATACAATATTTGCTTTTTTACTATGTCTATGAAATTCACTATATGTTAAATAAGAATCCACTGTTTTAATATTATCTTCTTTTTTTATATCACATATTGATTTTTTATATGATAAAAAATTAATTATTTTTCCTCCTGGATGTTTAAAATTTGTAATATCATATTCAATATCATTTAATCTAATAAACATTATTATTATTTTAATTATATTTTAATTATATAAAATATTTTAATTATATTTTAATTATATAAAGGTTCTTTTATTAATTATATAATTAATAAAAGAACCTTTATATAATTAAAATATAATTAAAATATTTTATATAATTAAAA